AATTGCTGGTCTATTATTCCTCCTGCTTGTATTTCGTATTGATTATTTCCTATTTCAAATGTAGGAAACACACCATAGAATGATACCTCTACGCCGTCGTATTCTACTTTCTTGTTGGCACAATCAAAAACCAATTCTACTCCGTTTTCTAATCCACCTGCTCTATTAAAAACTATTTTTTCGTTGTTGTCTGTATTAGTAAAAATAATACCTTTCGCCCCGAAACCAGACCAACCTACATTATTAAATTTTATAGTAATGACTGGTTTTGGTTTCGCACTACCAGCTAAAGAAACTAAAGAAATATAAGGGCTAGTTAAGTTAATACTAAAATTATCAAGAGGGTGGCTTTCTGTAATTGCTTTCCCTATTCCTGAAACAACAATAAGTTCAGCTACCCAAGGGACAAAAAGAATATTAAAATGATCCCTGTCAAATTCGTGCCTCAAACAAGTTGCTACATATCTTCTTGTTGTTCCTGCCCAAGAGATGTCCAGGTTCTTTTCCTTGCGAGAGAACAACTCTTTAAAATCGTCAATAGCAGTTTCCAGGGCTGATTCTGTTGCCCCTGTTAGTATTCCTCTAAGCATAATTTTCTTTATGCCGTATTTTTCAGCAACCAAAACAGAACCGCCTTCTCTGGCTAAGTTTAATAAAGTCAGTTCTCTTTCAGGTGTTGATTCGTGCTTGACAAAACGAGGAATATAAGTCGTGTTCAGTATCTCCGTATTGTCATATTTTATTGAAGTCATATTATTCTCCGCCTAATGACTTTAACTCCGAAGCCCGATTTACAGCGTCTATAACTGCTTTAATCAGGGCGTCTCGGTCAGCCACTTCGCCTTCAAAATTAAAATTAAAAATGCTTTGATGTGGGCTAGTTTCCCAAGGTTGTAATCCTGCTTCTACCTTTGTTGCTTCCTCAAAGAATCCAGGGGCTTGCGTTCTGATTACTCCTTCGGTTACGCCAATCTTTTTTTCTAAAATCTCTTTTTGTAGTTCCAATTCTTTATTCTTGGCTTGTTTTTTAATCTCCTCAATTTCGTTTAAGTGTGCTTCTTGTAATACGGTTAGCTCATCTTTCTTGGCTTCGGCTTGAATGTCTACGATCTCTCCACCTATTCTGGTAATAATAGCTTTCTGTTTCTCTTTTTCTGCTTCCAATTCGCCGACCTCTCCTCTCCAGCCACGGCTCATTGCTTCTCTGGTATCTTTAATCTGCTCGTCAATCTGGTTAATTCTTTCCTGTGCTATTCGTGCCATACTTTTTAAATTCTCTTTATGGCGATCTTCTGAAACTTTTAATTGCTCATCTGTGTCCTCTGAAAGACCTGTTAGCTCTCCTTCTAAATCTTTGATCGCTTCAATCTGGGTTTGTATCTGCGAAACGACTGTTTTTGACAATGATACAAAAGCCGATTCTATCTTTTCCGCCATTTTAGCTGCTTCATCTCCAACTTCATCTATTACAATAGCCCCGCTTTTTAATGTGTCAAGAAAATCCTCCCAGCTTCTTTTGCCCTCCTTGACTGCTTCTCTTTCCTCGTCAAGTTTAAGAAGATACTCTCCCATACCTATTGTCAAGTCCTGATACTTTTTATCGTTCTCTAATATAGCATCTGAAAGCCCAGCGATATATTTCTCGTCGGCTTCATACCAAAATGCTAAACCTTTCATCTTCTCTATTCCTATCTCCGCAGAGAGCCACTCATTCTCCTGAGAAATTACCAATTTTTTGTATCCGTTTGTTAGCCCTACTACTATCTTTGACAAGAAACTCATAGCGTCGTATAACCCTAAAGCTACTGTCGTTCCTTCCTCCATTACGCCAGTCGTTTCTGACAATGCTTTAATGGTCGTGCTTAATACTGGTAATACCCCAAATCCTATTTCTTCTTTCAGGTCTCCCCAAGCGTTCTGAAAGATTCTTAGCTGACCAGTATAAGTCTGTGCCATTGCTTCAGCAATCCCCTTATAGTTTTTGTCCAGGGCTTCTAAGATAAGCATTAGTTTTTCGTTTCCAGTGGCTGATTGAATCGTTTTCTTTTCAGTTTCTGACATTACAACACCATAACGGGTCAAAGCCCCTACTCCCATTGTCAAAGCTCTTCCAAGAGCCATAGCAATAGTTGTCAAGTCTTGCTGTTCGCCAGAAGCTCTTTCAGTTCCTGCTGCCATATCAACCATTCTGGCTGTTGATTCTTTGATCTGCTCGGTCGTAAGTTGGAATGTTGATAAAATACCCATTCCAGCAACGATCTGCTCGTCCGCATACATTGTTGTTTTTTGTAGCTCACCAGCATAGTCTACTAATCCCTTAATCTGATCTTTAGTAGCCCCTGTGGACGCTTTCAAACTTCCTGCTAGCCTTGCTTCCATTGTTTCCTGAATCCCCGCTGCTTTTGTTGCCGAGCCTATAAAATCAGCAACTTGCTTAAATACAAAAAGCCCTGCGGCCGCCCCTGCAAGTTTTTTAAGAGTTCCACTCAAAGAATCAGCTTCTTTGTCAAAGCCCTTTGCACTTTTTCCTACTTTCTTAAAAGTGTCTTCAACCTGCTTTCCTCCTTTGGCTTCTAATTTTACTCCTACTTTTTGTTCAGCCATTTTTTTGTTTTATTCTCAATGCTCATTGCTAGTAAAAGTTCTTCAATGAAGCTGGCTGGCTGGCTCATAAGCTCTTGATAAGTCCAACCAAACTCTTTACACAGCAGATAAGCAATGTATTCGTTGGGGGGCTTACTTACGACTCCTTGTAGAAATAGAACCAAATCCTTGGTTAATGTTTTTTTTTTAGGATTTTTACCTGAGCAATCTTAGTTATCTCTTTTGATATAGGGACAGCAATGCTGGCTGGCAGTCTTTCAATTATCTCTTTTTCTATGGGCAATACCTTGCCTTTCTCATCTTCAAGATTCCAGCCTGCAACCAGCTTGCAAATAAGGTATTTTCCTCTTTCCAATTCGTCCTCAATCTTAACACACTCCAGTTGCTCAAACCAGGATAGCTCGGTCTTTATCTCAATGACCAAATCCGTCTTAGGTATTCTTACCTTTGTCGTTTTGATTAGTTCTGTTAATTTCATAATTAGTCTCCGTAAATAGTCCCAGCACTACGATTAGTTAATGAAAGATCGGTTGCCTTTGCGACATCGCTATCGTAAAGCACCTCAAACTCCTGTTTGTCAAAGATATACTCTCCTACATTCAATGCTTCCTCGTTCGTAAGCAGTTTTACCTTGTAGAATTTCCAAGTTAAACCTTCTAACCCAGCCCCGATTATCTTTCCGCTAATAATCATTGTGATCGCCTGCTTTATTCTGTCCAACCAATCCTGATGCTGTGCCTCTGTCTCAAATAATTGAGATATTGCCAGGCTGGCTTCCTGCGTTCTTGGTAATAACTTAATAGGATCCATTGATCCACTTGCTGGAGCGTTTAACAGGTTGTTGAGCTTGTTGATTACAAACTCATACATTGCTGTTGCTGTTGCTTTCGCACCTGCTGCGGTTGTAGAAGCTGTTTCGTCAGCACCTACGCCTACTAAAGCGTTCCCTTGAAAGAATGGCTCAACTAAATCTGTGTATGAAGGGGTCTGAAGTTTTAGCACTACTGAATCTCCGATTGAAGCAGTCACATCGGTAGCAATAAAAGTCAATGTGATTCCGTCAGTTTCTACTCCTGTAAGAGTAATATCTATTCCTCCTACGGTAATAATATCTCCAATCACAAATCCTTCGTTGGGTTTTAGATCGTAATCCTGCTTTAATGTAACGGTAGTCATTCCTACGCCTGTCAATGCTGCGGCTAAAGTCACAACAGAAACCTGTTTCATCGCCTTAACGCTCAAGGTTGCTTGTAGCTTTCCGTCAACAAACTCCAATTTCAAGTTCTCTCCTTTTACTCCGAAGAATCTCTGGGCATAATTTCCCTTGCCAATCTCAATCGTATAGGACTTTACAGCCCCTACTGTGAAAGGGTGAATATAGCCGTCTGTTGCATCTCCAGTAGTGACTCCTTTCTTAAATACCATATTAAGAAGATGTCCTAAACTATCTGGGTCAGCAAAAACAACTATATCTCCTTCGTGGTTTCTGCTTCCTCTTAATAAGTCATCTGACTTCCAGCTGTTCCCTTTTATTCTCCTGTCGGCTTCGTGGGCAAGATCACTTCTTACGCTTTCGCTTACTAACGGAATAAAATGAGTAGGTTTAAGAGCCTCTCCTTCATTTGTTTCTGGTATCACTGCTAAATAACTTGTATCAGCTAAATAATTTGTCATTTTTTTGGTTACTCCTCGTCATCTTCTGAAGATTCCTCTGAAGTTTCTGGTTCAGGGGTTTCTTCTTCAGGTTCGGGAGCATTATTAATTTCAACTTCCCCGACCGTTTCAAAATTAGCATTGTTAAAGCCGTCGGGTTGTTCAATAACCTCGTCAGCTTTCACTACTCCAATTCCAGGAAGCGTCAAATTTTGACCTGATATATTCTTGTATTTTTTCATTTTATTATGTCTAACTTTCTTAAATCCTATGGGTAATTCCTTACCATATCTACACAAGAAACAAGAAAATTAGCGAATATAAATGGTTCTTCTCTAATTGCATAATTAAATGTCAATGGGACGACCTTGATGTTCATACATTGCTGAACTCCACCAACTTTTAATTGCGGGTCTTGGTCAAACATATCTACCACTCTGTCTACGAGGTCTCTCATAATCGTGTTAGCTTCCTCTGGCGTCTTATTACTTATCTCTTGCATTAAAGAAACCTCAAACTGCCATTCTCTTTCGTTCCGAGCTGTATCCAATGTTGATCCTTCTCCAGCACTATCTATCACAAAAGCACAAGGATAACCCTCTGGCTTTGTCTCTGGTAATGGATAAACACCAACAAAAATAGTTTCGCCTGCTTCATCTTTCAGTGCTTCCAGCTTGTCAACAATTATTTGGTTCAAATCTGTATATGATTTAGACATACTTTTTCTTTACTTTATTTTGATACTCTATTTGCAAATCTTTCTACTGCTTTTTCAAATAGTTTATTTATTCCAGCTAATGATGCCTTGACTCCTTTCCTAAAGTATCCTACTTCTCCTACGGGGTGTCTTGCTGGTCTTACTTCAACCGAGAAAGCGTATTTAACATTCGTTCCCATACTGGCTACTTTTTGTCTGATCCACTTCCAGCCGTGAGTATCTCCGATTGAAGTCCATAATCTACTTGTCTTACGTGGCGTTCTTAATCTTACGTTTCTTTGAATCAGGGCTAAAGATTGAATCAAAGCTGTCCCGATTTCTTCATTTAAGAATACAGGAGCTTTCTTATACTTGCTAATCATTCGTTTTAATCCTGTAATTTTTACTGAAACTTCCATTACCTTGGTTGTGTTAATATTATTTCTAAATGGTGAGTAGTTATAACGCTTTCAAAAGCCGAAACTCCTTTTACAATATAAGTAGTTCCGTCTGAATCAATCACTTTATCGCCCTCTTTAATATCTACATCTCCGCACCACATCTTTGATTGATTATAGAAAGCACCGTCGCTTAGCATTTCTGGTTCTTCAAATTGCTTTTCAATTCTACAAAGTAGATCCTCTAGTTTTGTCTGAAAGGTTTCTTTGTTCGTTCCTGCTACTGCTTCTAATCTTTCGGTTGATACTTTTGTTGTGTAGTAAGTGTCTATTGGCATTATATTATTATCTTTTTATATCGCTGTAATATATCTTTGGCTGTCTTGAAATCCTGCCAGTCTTTGTTGTCTTTATATGACACAGAATAAGAGCCAATACTTTCTGACTTCACTTCCCCTTCCATTATTCCAGCGAAGTTAATAATTCCTACTACAAGGATCATAGTAGCAAAACTGATGTCGGGTGGGCAATCTTCTGAGTATCCCCATTTTGCCTCTACCTGGACGTTTTGCTCGTCCCTAGTGAAGTATAAAGCGGTGCTGTCTTTCAACTTTATCCTTGTAATTGGTAATTCGCTTGCTGGATAAAATAGGTAATCATCACTACTAACCTCATCATCATCTATGGTTAGTTTTGAAACCGAAATACATTCGTCAAGGAATAGATTTACTTTCCCGTTTCCGTCGTAAATCTTTTCACTTGCTGTTTCGTCAGCAATAAAAACCCTGCCTGTTTCTTGTTCTACATAACTTTCCATTTGAGCTATCCAATGGTCAATCTGTGGAACAAAATATCTCTTAATGCCGTGAAGCAGGTAGTTTTGTATCTGTCCTCTGTTTGTATATCCCTTTGGGCTAAGCATATTATTTTATTATAGCATTATTAAAATTAAATGTTAAATATGGGTTCTTGGAAATGGCACATAAGGATATGTCATTACCTCAAATCTTAATTCTTTTGTGATTGTAGTTCCTCCTTCGTTTATAATGCAGTATTTCAGGGACTTTGTAATAGCCGTGTCGGTAAGAATCTCATAATGAAGTGCTTTCTCTATCGCTGAAGGAGTAGTCGTAATCTGATATTCTAATGACTTTGTAATGGCTGAAGGGATTGTGATCACGCAGTATTTCAAACTCTTAGTAATCGCCTGCTCTGAAAGAACATCATAAACTAGCCCTTTCTCTGTTTTAGTCTGGGTTAGTATCTGGTATTCCAAGCTCTTTGTTATCTTTGTTGGCGTTGTTATCACGCAATACTTTAATGCCTTTGTCAATGCTGACGGGGCTACAACAATCGTGTATTTCAAACTCTTTTCAATCGCTGAAGGTGCAATTACAATAGTGTATTTCAGGGTCTTTGATATTGCTGTGCTTGGAAGTGCTTTGTAAATTAGTCCTTTCGTAATTTTTATTGCTTTCCTTACGGCGTATCTTAGAGATTCCTGCAAAGCGGTTTCTCCTAAGAATATATCGTATTTCAATGATTTGGTTATTCCAGTAGGGGTCGTTTCTATTGTATATTTAAGATCCTTCTCAACCTTGACCGAGGTAATGATTGTGTATTTTAATGATTTTTGGATAGCCAAAGAAGGCACTACCTTATAGATTAGTTGTTTCTGAATTGCTGTCGCACCTAAGAATATCTCATATCGCAAACTCTTTTCAGTTTTTGCTGGTGTGCTAATACAACAATACTTTAATGATTTTTGAATCGCAGTCTCTCCAAGAAATATATCGTATCTTAAAGATTTTTCTATCTTTGTTGGAGTAGTAATAACCGTATATTTTAATGTTCTCTGGATTTGGGTTGCAGGTAAACAATTATATTGAAGCGATCTCTCAATCTTAATACTTGGCAACGCCTTGTAAGTCAGTCCCTTATTAATGTCGGTTGTCGTTATAATGTAATAAGCAAGTGATTTCTCTTTCTTGACTTCTCCTAAAAAGATGTCGTATCGCAGTTCCTCCTCCGTCTTGGCTGGCGTGCTAATGACTGTGTATTTCAATGACTTTGTGATCGCAATAGCAGGCAATGCTTTATAGACCAAACCCTTTGTCAGTTTGGTAGAAGTCAAAACATCGTAAGAGAGAGATTTCTCTATCTTGAATGTTCCTATAAAGATATTGTATTTTAGAGATTTCGTTAAAGCACTCGGCGTTGTTATTATTGTATAACTAAGATTCAATCCTCTGCTGTTTACCCAATCAGGACTATTAGTTGGACAATCTGGTTCTAGTTGTCCGTCGTTGCTCTCTGGCGATTTATCATAAGCAACACAACCAGCACCCTCGTTCATTGGCAAATTAAGAACCAATCCAGTTTCATTTTTGAATACTCCTTGAAAATGTTTTTTGATTTCTGTTGGTGATAATGTTCTATCCCAGACACGGACTTCATCAATAAGGCCAAAATAAAGATAATGTGTTAGGTCATATTGCCCAATAAGAAAAGCCTGATTCCAAGTCGGTGTTAATGTTGGGACGTGTTCGCTGTCGTAAGATCCGTTAATATAAAAGTACTCTTTGTTGGCTACGCTGTCAAACATATAAATTACGTGCGTCCATACATCGTTTTGTATGATTCCTGTTGATGAGAACCCCCCCCCAAAAACTACATAAAGGTGCATAGGAGCAGGACCAAGCAATATCCTACGACTGGAATGATATCCCATTATTGTTTTATGTATCGCCGTAGGTTTAGGCTTAATCCACGACTCAAGTACAAAAGAAGTACCAGTTATTCCAAGATTTGGTATTGACACATAATCATCTATTCCGTCAAAACTCAAAGCCTTCGTTACCAACTTTTTCGCTTTTATTTTATAACAAAGCGATTTCTGTAATCCACCCTCTACAATAATTCTATAAGTGAGGGATTTTTCTATCTTTGTAGTTCCTAAGAATATATTGTATTTGAGTTCTTTTGTTTTCTGGCTCGGCGTTGTGATGATCGTGTATTTCAGGGTCTTATTTATTGTTATCGGTGGCAATACACCATATACAAGTCCTTTCTCAATAGCGATTGCTTTCTTTGTATCGTAAATCAAACCTTTTTCAATCTTGGTCGTGCCTAGAAAGATATTATATTTAAGCTCTTTCTCTTTCTTTGCTGGCGTGTCAATTATAGTATATTTTAATGTTTTCTCGGTCTTGATCTTCGCTAATACTTCGTATTGTAGGGACTTGGTCGGTTTCGTGCTGGTGATAACATCATAGATAAGTCCCTTCTCTGTTTTAGTGCTTCCTAGAAAGATGTCATATTTCAAAGAGCTTGTCTTTGCAGTTGGCGTGCTTATAGTTGTGTATTTGAGGCTCTTTGTTATTGAAATTGCAGGTAGGGCTTTATATATCAATCCCTTTTCAATCTTGATACTCGGCAATACTTTGTAAATTAAGCCCTTTGTTTCTGCGGAAGGCGTTGTTAAAATATAATACTCCAAACTTTTTTCAAGTTTGGCTGGAGTTATGATTGTAGTATATTTAAGAGATTTTGTTTCTTTAGTTGGGGTTTGCTTTACGCAATACTTTAAAGTTTTCTCTACCTTAATACTTGGAACTGCTTTATAAATAAGTCCTTTCTCAATTTTTGTTAATCCGAGAAAAATATCATATTTAAGGGATTTTGTTTTTTCGGTTGGTATAGTAATTACGCTGTATTTTAGAGATCTTGTAATTGAATCTGCTGGAATACAAGCATACTGAAGGGATTTAGTTTTTGCCGTAGGTGCTTTTACAACACAATACTTTAATGATTTTTCTACTTTTACATCTGTTTTTGCAGTAAACTCTACTTCTGCACCATAGCTCGTTCCTTCTGAATTAGTAGCATAAGCCCTTACATAATAATGCTGTCCCTTTGTTAGTCCTGTCATTGCTACCGTGTAAGCACCTTCTCCTGTTCCGTTGGTAGCGTGGCTGTCTGTTATTACGGGCGTTGCTGAAGTATCCCAACACATTCCTCTTGTAGCAGTTGCACCTCCGTCATCAGTTATATTTCCATTTCCTGTTGCTGTCGTTTTTTCTATGGAAGTAACTGCTTGAGTAGTTACGGTTGGCGACTCTACTCCTGCTTCATAAGTAGCAATTATTCCTGTTCCATAAGCGCTATTATCCACATCCCTGAAACCTATAAAAATCCTCCTATTTGTAGAATCTAATAATCTCATCGCAGCTCCATATGTAGCATCTCCTCCATTAAAATCTACTGGAGTTCCATAAGTAATTCCCAAACCACTAATTGTTCCTAAAATAATAAAACTATCGCTACCCATATCTTTATCTACATAAGCAATAGCAAGGCGAGTTTCGTCTATGACTGTCATAGATACTTTAGATGGACTATCAGCCGACTCTGTATCTATAAACTTTACCAAATCGCCCATTGTAATAGTTGTTCCAGATACAGTTCCAATAACAGATTGTCCATCCTTTGGGTCATTATTTTGCATCCAAGACATTGCGAATTTATCAGAAGCTATCCTCCCCATATCAATCATCCTAGGATTTTTACCAGATGTATCAAATTCATTTGTAGCTCCATAAGAAACTTCATCTCCACTAGCTACTGTTCCGTGTCTTGTAAGAGTATTTGAATTATCAGCCCAACCAACTACAAATTCAGTTGGACTTAATGCCACAAGAGCTACATTTCCGACTGTTACATCATAACTATAAGAAGAACCAAATGTAATTGTTGTGCCTGAAGAAACTACTCCAATCATTACATTTCCTGAAGGTTCTGATGTGATTGCAAAATGAGTTGAATCTAATGTTACGAGATAACAATAACTTTGAGTCTGCCAAGCTGTACTAGTAGCAGTACCAAAAGCTATTTCATCATCATTAGATACTGTTCCAATTTTACATTTAATGTTGTTATCGTTTGAGTCCTGATAACCCACAACAAAAGTCGTATCTGTTAATCTATCAACAGTATAAGGATACCCAGAATCAATAACTTCATATTCAACACCCCAAGTTATTACAGTACCAGATATTACTCCTATTTGAGCTTTTATTTTACTACTGTCTCCAATATCCCTATAAACTATAACCACAGTAGTATCATCTAATCTTGCAGAACTACTTGGACCATTAATAATTGAATTGGCTTCATTGAAAACATATTCACTTCCTAATGTAAAATCTGCCATAATTAAAATTTATTTATTTAACTGTCATTTTCTATTCAATTCAAATTTAGTAAGATCTATGTTGTCCCGATCGCTTATCAGAATCCTGTCGTCAGGTAAGATAAAGTGATAGTTATATTTAAAATCTTTTTTGCCTGTCCTATATCCAAACATATAAACCTTAACCCATTTATCTAAATACCAAGGTTTGATGTTTCTGTATTTGTGAATTATCCTAGCCCCCTCTGGCATTATTATGTCAAATCGCTTGCCAATATCGTCTGGCTTATACATAGTGAACATCTTAACTCTGCTTTGATCTATCTCTGATAGCCAATGGAAGTTTCCGTCGGTATCAAATTGATGTAGTTCTTTCTCGTCATTGTAGACGACTCCCCAGACCCACCTTTCCAGGTCAACCATTTCTACCTCGTTCGTTTTTGGATTTTGAAACTTGTATTGTTTTATAGTCATATTTTTTTAAATTAAAATCCCAGCCGTTTTGACTGGGATTCTAATTCGGGTCTTTAGAACCCAGTTCAAATACTCTTGAGAAGTAAATCATAATTTTTCCTTATTAAATTGTAAGTAGAAAGTTATCCTTTCTTTTGCTTTTTCGCCTTTCTTGCTTCTCCACGGGCAAGAGCAGCTTTGCTTTGAAGAGAAAACCTTCCGCCCGAGAGTGCGTCAAAGTGTTCAGGTTGAGTTGGAGTAAAACCAGTTTTTGCACATTTGTGCTTGCGATACTCCTCGTCAGTTTTAAACTCCTTTCCGCACGGGCTACAAATTACTTTACTCATAGTTAAGCGGTTTCGTCGTATTGATAGTTCATTGTGGAGGTTGAACCAGCAACATCACCACCGTCTGTTCCTATCTGGTGGACTAAGTAATCTGAGCTTCCTACGGCTTCAAGGTTTCCTGCCAATGCACCACCAATTCCTAAGTTAGCCCCTGAGGGTTCACTTGAAGGCATTGTTTCAGTAGCGATCGTAGATACGGTCACTAAAGGAGTTGCGAAAGTTTCTGCACCTCCGTAAGCTGATTCTCTGGCGTTTGTCAAGTGAGCAGCAGAACCACCCAAAGCACCTGTCCTCCAAATCTTGAGGTTATCAATCCTTGAAGAACCGCCCATAGCAGTTACCTCTATTTTCTGCCATTTCTCGTAAGTGTAGTCTCCAGGAGTTACAGGATATTCTACTGGGTCAAGATTCACAGCATCTGTGCTACCCATATTACTATTTGTAATATTAGCAGTTTTGGTTTCTCCAACCGTATTAAATTCGTTTATTTGGACTGTAGCAGCCATAATTATTAGTTTAGTTGATTTATATTCTAAAATTAGCGACCAATAATTTCAGGGTCTGACAGAATTGAGTTCTTGTAAGCTACAAACAAGAACCTGATCTATGAAGTTTGCATCATTCTGTCAAGATACGAACCTTTTAAAATCCTTACTTTCCTTCGCTTGTCTTTTTCTCTCTTTTCTTTCCTTTTTTTTCGGTCTTCGCTTTTCCTTTTGAACATCTTACTCTTGTGTGAGCCATTTTATTTAACTCGTTAGATTCCTGATGGGATCTCTCTCTCCAAGTAAATAATTCCAGTCACTCCAAGGGTAAATGTGTCTACGGTTACAGTTGCTAAAACTCTTACATATCTCCTGCCTGGAGCTAAGTCGGCTTCAACAAGTGAAGCGGCTGAGATTTCAGCAAAGGTGTGAAGTATGCGTGGACTTAATCTTGCAGTTGCACCTCCAGCGTGAACAGTAGCGGTCGTTGCTCTTTGAGCTCTCCTAATATAACAGAGGTCTCCGACTCTTTCTGTTACAGTTACGATTTCTCCTGATGTTAATATCATATCAAAATCGTATAAAGGATAACCTACTCCGTCTGTTGCGTGAAGTGTCATTGTTCTCTGCGTGGCGTTAATGCCAGTGGCGTCAAGAACCTCGTCTCCTACTGGGTCGGTGAAAGTAGCCATATTGCTTTCCCACACGACTATATTCGCTAATCCTCCAGCGGCTGGTGTTCCTGCGTTAATTGCCATTAAGATTTTCCTGCCCATTCCTTTTAAGTCGGTAATAGCACCTGATTCTACATCTACTGCTAATTCCTCTGAAGGAATAAAAGCTACTAATGTTGAATTGTTTAGTAAATCTTTCATAATATTATTTACTTAAGTTAAGAGGCGTCATCAAGAACAACAAAAGCATTGCTCAAAGCACACTGTCCGTCAACTCTCTTTACGAATCTGAAGACTGTTTCGTCGTGCCTGAACCTGTCGTGGATTGAAGAAGCTACCATTAGCCCTCCTCTGTCACCTACAAAGTAAGCAGAGAGATTTGCTAAAACTATATCTCCTTTCGTTCCTACCGCAGGCAATTTGTCAGTCAAGAGCATAGGGTATCCAAATACAGTAGTTGGGACTCCTCCTGCGATGTTAAATCCAGGTAGGAATAATGGAAATCCTTCTGTTTGGTCAACAGCGGCTCCAGTGTAAATACCACTCTTAATATCCATAATCTCTTTCAATCCAGCCTTTGTGGTAATCCAAACTGCACCAGCATCTGCCCAAGCGGGTAGAGCCTCCATCATATTTTTCAAATCTTCATACTGAATTTTATCTGCTGTGGTTCTGGCTTTAGATGTTCCACAAGAAACAATTCCCATAGGTTTTTTCATTCCGTTTCCAACCAAGAATTGCTTGTCCTCTTCGTAAGCAATCGCTTCTCCGAAAATACCGACTAAGAAGTTAGCCAAGTTAATAGCTGAATCCTGAAGTAAGTCATCTGATACTGGACAAAGTCCAATCATCTTTCCTACTTTCAAAGTGATTCTGCCAAACTTTGGTTGGCTTTCCTCTTTTTCGTCACCCTCGTCACCTTCCCAATGAATGTCAATACCAGCAAATTTGAAATTTGACTGATCTAACTTTGGAAAAGATAAAGTGTTGCTCGCCATTGGGATTACTCTAGCCTTTGGTCTAACTATAGCGGCTTCGGTAGCAAACCTGATAACCTCGGACTGAAACTCCTCTGGGACGAGGAATCCTCCGCTGGTGTCATCGCTTTCCTGAAGTGCCTTTGTCAAACTTTGAGGAATACCGCCTTTGGCTAAGATTTTTAAGTCCTTCAAAAAACTTTGCATTTTTCCAGATAACTGAACAAATGGTCTGGTTTTTCTCAAGAATGGATCTGTTTCCATTACTGACTTATCTATGTGGCTTTCCACAGATATTATCTTAGACTTTACAGGGGTATCTTTAATGGCTTTCACGATCTTGTCAATGTTCTTTGTGAAAATCTTGCTTAACTTTTTTTCTTCTGGGCTTTCTTCATCTACGTCTTCAGAGTTAACAAACTCCTCACCTTCTTGCAAGGTGTAGTCATCTTCAACTTCTGCTGTAGTTTCGTCTGATCGTTTAATTGTTTTCATTCTTTTTTTGCCTTAGTTTTCTTAATAATGCTTCGCACATCTTGTCAAACATAATCAGCAATCTTTCCATATCATCTTTCTCTTTGCTTTTCCGTTTGGCAAATGGCTTGCGACCTTTCTCATCTTCAGACGGAGTAGTGCCTGAGCCAGGAAGCATCTTCTTCATTGTAAGAAGTGTATCCTTTAAGACACTCATAGTTTTCTCCGTATCCAATATAAAATCTTCAATTTTATTAAATTGTTCAGCTGTTATGTCTCCTTCTTTTTTACTGGCTGGCTCAATCACTTTTGCTTTTTCCTCTTTCGCCTCCTCTTTCGTTTCCTCTTTTGCTTCCTCTGCTTTCTCCTCCTCCTTCTCTTTTGGATTATCTTCAATCTCTTTCTCTAGTGCCTTTGTAACCAGGGAGAGTTTCATATCTTTGGCTGATACCAATGCCTGTGGCAGTGCTGGAACACTAACCCAGCTAACCTCTAAAAGTTCTTGCTTTGTAAAGTTCTCTCCATATTCGCTGTCGTAGATTCCTTTCTTTGTTTCCTCATCGGTTGCTCTCCTATACATCTTACTTTCCATTTCTATGTCTCCTTTTTTATCTTCAACTAATGGAAGGAATCCAACACTTACAGCATTTAAAAAGCCCCCTTCTACAAGAGTTCTTAACTCTTGAGCAAAGGGAGTTTCTGCAAATTGTCCTTTGATTTTTAACTCCTTCTCATTTTCAATCCAAACCTTAACGGCTTTTGCGACTGGCGGAATCGCCGCTGATCCGAATCCTCCTGTGCTATGAGACCAAAGTATTACTGGGTTCTTTTTATAATTTTTTAAATACCAACCTTTGGGATTAATTGTATCCCCTAATCTGTCAACATTCCCAGTGGATGCCAGGATTTCAAAAGTTCCTTCTTCTATGTTGACTGCTTTTACTTCTGCTTGTATAAAATTTTTAATCATAATTTTATTTCTTAATTAATTTTAATTGATAGATTATACATTGTCAAGTCATTCCTCCTCTATCACAGGAAGCAAACCACAACGACAATTTATTACTTCATCTGCTGGAGCTGACGGGTCTCCAGGATACATCATTCCGTTTGAAAATGTTTTGTTTATGTCAACCACATCTCCGTTCATTATTGCGTGCCATTCCCTTGTTGAATCGTCCATTAATGCTGACCACTCTTTCTTATCAATTACTTTTGCCTGGACATACGCTTCAAAATCTGCACCGTTTGATGATGATAAAACTTCCGTTCTGGCAATCCTTTCTGCGTCCGAACCTCTCCTTACTTTAAAGACACCTGAAACTCTTTTACTTAATTCTTTAACTCCTTCTCCTTCTTTCAACCCCTCTGATAATGTTTTTCTCAATTTCTTTTTAGTTGTTTCGTTAACCTCACTTGAGAATTTCAACGCCTTAGTATTGATCTTCTTTATAACCTTATCTGTCATTTCAAACTTCGTTCCTACTAATTTTCCTGCTCGTATTCCTCTACGGCTTGTGATGTCTGTAAAAACTGGAACCGAAAGTTCAAAGAAAATCCTGTCCTCAATATCCCAATTTACCAATTCTGAAACTTTTTTTGTTTTGCTCTTTCCTGTGTATTCTGATTCCAACGCTTCCTGAATCCTACCCTCTTGGCTTTTCAATAGCTTCCTAGTAAATACCACAAAGAGTTTTGCGTCGTTTGTCAACAAGGTATCGTGTTCATTCCACCAGCTTTTTTTTTGCTCATCTGTGAATGGCTTTAATTCTTTTTTCAGGGTTTGAGTTTGTAGAAAATATTTTACCATTTCTGCTTTTAGTTGCATCTTCAATTTCAGGCTTCGCTTTCCTGTTAGCACCTTATCTCTTAATCTCTTTTGTTCTTTTTCCTCTTTGTGTTTTTTGTAAATCCTTTCAGTTATTCCTTTTATCTTAAAATGCTTTGCTTCCTCCTTTGATCCCCCGACGGGCATCATCGTAATCGGAAGATAAAAATCCCACCCACCGCTTAAAGAAGGTAAACCTTCTCTATCCCTTACTTCGTTAATTAACATCCAGTTATTTTTCAAACCTGATTCGTATTCTTTTACGACTGCATCTCGGTTCTCTGGAGTGGGATCAACAAAGTCTAAATAAATGTTGTCGCCAAACTCTGGCACTAAAAACTCATTAAGTGTTTCAACCATTGATTTTATTTTTGGTTCAATGGTCTCTGATAAAAATGCGTAAATCTGTGCTTCTGCTTCTGCTCTGTTCATTCCTTGCATTCCTAGTATTGACTTTGGAACTCCGAACGCAGTTAAAATCTGCTGGGTCGTGATTTCGGTCAGCTTACTAAACTCCATATCTCGCATTGACATAATCAGTTGTTTGATTTCAACTTCTCCTCCTAGAAGTCCTATCTTATGGGCGTTCTTATCTCCAGCGTATTTTTCCTGCCACTGCTCTCTAAACTCGCTTTTTTGTGCCGATGTCATTCCTGTCTTTGAAACAATAACAGCGTCTGGGATTGCCGAGTTATTAAAGAAGTTCATATTCCAACGGGTCGCATAAATTGAAGTCCTTACCACGTCCATTGCGGGTTTAATTGTAGGCAATCCGTAAAGAGAGCTTTTAGGATTGGTCTGTTTAAAATGTATAATGTCCTCTGGTCTGAATCGCTGGGCTTCGCCACTTGGCATTCTGTATTCGTAATAATTAATAAAGGTTGATTCGTCTTGTTTGATTGTTATCCAGTCAGGTCTCAAAGCCCAAAGTTCCATTACCTTCTTGCTGTTCTCTCCTCTGGCTTTATACCAATATGCGTTTCCTAGAAGTTCCTTGTATGTCTGTGTCAAATCCAGCATAGTAAATTCTGTCGTGAACGGATTGACTTGTGCCAGGAGGTCAAGCAAAGGGTGGTTAGTCTGTTCTATTACTTTCTCCTTTCCTGCTCTGCCTCCGATCTTGTAGAGTTTAAATTTCGTATTGGCTACCTTTGTTGCTATCTTTGAAACACAAGCGTGGACTAAAAAAGACGCTTCAAAAGCATCTAAATAATCTTTGTTCGTTGGCTTCTGGACTGTTTGACCAAATATCAAAGATTGACCAATAGATAAAAAGTTTTTTCTCTGAAAGAAGTTTGTAATTTTTTGAAATATGTTTGGCATTTGATTTCGCCTTAGCTTTTTTTATTTTATCATAGCTTAAAATAACTTGTCAATCCCTAGAGCCATTCTATTGTGGGACTCTTGCTATATTGACTCATTAGTCCCTGAATCAATAGCACAAAAGCGTCTGACAAATCGTCGTGTGCTTCTACCCCAAATCCTATTAGCTGAAGAATTAAATCCTCGCAACCTTGCTTCGGAAATAGCACTGTTCCATTCTGAATATAAGCTGCTACCGTCATCAGCCTTGCTCGTTTGTCAGTGCTAACCTTGATCCCCGTCGCTGGAATGCCTGCCTTAATCATCGCCTCTATCTGCATTGCTTGGTAGGCAACATCTTCAACCCAAAATGGTGTCATTGTTTTGTTGCCTAGTGCTAAGCTAACCGATCTTGCCCTCTCCGTCGTTTCAAATCCGCTTAGCCTTTCATTGACTGGGTTCGGCATTATATAGATTCTCGGGTTGCCTTTTACTACTGCCAATTTTCCTGAAACCATTGTCGTGTAATCTGCTGTTGCTTTTTTTGAAATCGCCAGGTCGTTTCCAGTGCCTTTTACTATTATATCATCTTCAGGAATACCTGTATAGTATTGTATCCATTCGTCTTTTATAATCTGACCTTCTTCTGGGACTAACTTTAAAAGATATTCTCTTTGCCAGGCTCTCATTCCGATCGGGCTTTTTGCACCAACCTGTTTTTTCTCTGCCTCTATCGCTTTCATATCTGGGTATTTTCCTATCCACATTATTTTGCCGTCTTTGTCAAGTAGAGGAAACTCTACTACCCTTCCTTCTCTGCTTCCTTCTAGTATTTCTTTTTTCATTCTGTTCATTACTGAATCTGAATGCAACAGATTTCCTATAAGAATATATTTTGTCTTGCCTCTTTCTCCTGCTGGAATTACATTACCCGTTAGCCAGCGATGTGTCTTATCTCTATTCTCTTTAGTTCTTATTGCTTCCAAGTCCTCAATATCATCAGCTATAATCAGGTCTGGTCTCCATTGTTTATATCTTATCCCCCTGACTTTCTGACCT